CCTGCATCCCTTATATCTGCGAAGGTTTGTGGCGATACTAAGTAATGCTCACCCACCTTAACAACTACTCCATTAGTACGAAGTAGAGGTTTTAATTCCGGTCTACTTCCAAAACTAAAACGTAATGGGTTTATATTCGGTTTCGGTCCAACTCCTTCGGGTATTGCATTTATTTCCCAACCGTCACTCTTAACATTATATCTTTTTGCGTTTATCCCTATATCCGTCCGTTTAGGTGCCGGTATAATCGGTGCTAAAGGTTGTGGGTCCTTAGCCGGTAATCCTTTTGGTGTTTCCGGTATTACGGGTGCGGTTGGTGCAACTAATGTGGGTGGAGGTGGTATTGGTGCCGGTGTTGGTGTAGGCTTTGGTTTGGCCGGTACGGGTGCCTTTGGTATTATCGGGAAACCTGTGAATGGTTTTGATGGACCTGTAGTACGCCCTCCGCCAGTTCCTCCGGTGAATGTCGTTGCACGGGTTTGAGGTCTATTGGTTGGGCGGGAATCGTTGTTACTGGTACCGCCTGGAGCCATTCCATCATCTGTAAATCCTACTGCCATTTATATTTTTTTACTTGCGTCCCAAGCTCTTTTGTAGATTGTTAGGTCTTTTGCTCTGGGATGTCTTTTCTTATTTAGTATATATAGATTCTTTTGTAATTCTCTATACTTTCCGGTATCGATTGCTTTTGTTATTATACCATTAACATCAATCTCGTCTGAAAACTTTTTGTATGCTACTGGCTCTTCTGCTCCCTCTACTTCTTTTAAGTCAACCATACCCATCATTGTTGCTACACCTACTATCGTTCCAAACACTTCCGATACTTTTTCGTATGCTTCTTGCTTTAACATTGTATTGAGTTTTAGTACACTAATAAATATCTAGCAGTTTTATATTTAGTTCATTCAGAATTGGTGTGTCAACATCCATATCAAAAAAGCGCTCCATAGGGAAAAATCTTGGCCGGGATATTCGCAACGGTCCGATAGGCGTTTACGCATTGCCGTTATGACGGTTTACATGATATTCAGTCAACACCCTTCCGGCACCGACCTGGTCTACGTTGCCGGGGATTGCGTTTTCACTCCGCCAGCCGGGTGGGCATAATGATACCCCTACCGTTTCTGGCAGGGGTTCATCTCTATACTATACGAGAGCTACTATTACTATGTTGGTTATATACGTTACATACATTCGGCATTTATTCGGTTTGTGTTTAATCTGGAGCTGTCCCACTCACGCATTGCTTCACGTGCATTGTGCATTAGAGTCTGGTCTACATATAGGGATGCTACTCGTAATTCTTTCATCCACCGTTGGTATGCTATATCTGCATATGTGTTGTTACGCTCTACTTCTATTTGTTCTAGTCTTTCTACTGTTATGTTATTGTACATATTTCTTAGCTGTTTTTATTTTTATTAATGTCCGACTGGCATAGCTGGCCAAGCGTTGTGCCATCCGTCTGGTACTTGTGCCATATGCTTTTCATATTCTTGTAGGACCTTTATTGCGTCACGCAGCTCATTCAACTTTGTTGATGCTGCATACTTGGGTCTACCGTCCTTCATTCCCTTTATCTTTTTGACGAGGACTGTTTCTGAATGTCTTAAGATCTCGATTGCTTCTTGCATATACTATTTGTTTATTGATTTATTAATATTGTGTCCATGTTCTGGCTCTATACCTCTGGCTATCAGGCATCCCATACCTACTATGAATGCTATGGCCATTAATACCATTACTACTGATTCCATTATTGATACTCTACGTTCTACACTCTGACTTGGCATATGTTATTGTTTATTGATTTTGTTTTTTAATTCATTCCATATTACAGGTGTCCATTTCAATTCAGCGTACCGTGCAGCCCGTTCATATGGATTCCGGCTATATGTGCCTGGGTATTTGTGATACTTCGTAAGGATGGGCTGATTTTGATGTGTCCACTCATGCACTATTGTCCGTATCAACTCACGTACATCTGGTATGTTGTCGTAATAGATAAACAGCTCATTGTCATACGCATCGTACTCGCCCATTTCGGCATCGGACCACCCCTTACGGATATACCATACAGGTGCCCACTTCTTACGTCCATTCACTCCGAGGTTACGCCGGCACCAACGAAAGACCATATTAGCTATACGGACCGTAGGTGCTCGGCCGAGGCCTGTCAACTTTGTTTTAAGGTAGATTTTACTTCGCATAAAAAAGTGCCGGCGTTTGAGTAACACCGGCACTACACATCGTGAGTTTATTCAAATGTAAAGTAAATCGAGAATAACCATTAATATATGAGTCGAATGCCCACGATATATGTTGAACTACATTGACCCCAGGGTGGATTCAAACCACACTATTTCCTCGTCTGGACCAGGGTTGTTAATTCAAAATTGGAGCGGAGCCGTGGGGTCGAACCACGTCCTTTGGTCTGGAGGACCAATGTGCAACCGTTTCACTTGCTCCGCTTGTGGGGCGCCGATGGATAACCCCCTAACCATTTAGCCGGCGCCCATTTGAATTACTTCACGCTATCTACTACCTTTGTGGTATCAATAACTGGGGTGGCTGTGCTATCTACTACCTTTGTGGAGTCACACACTGTTGTGCTATCACAAGTAGAAGTAGCTTCGGTTGAACCGTTACCGCCACATGATGTGAATGATACAACTGCCAACAGGCTGAGCGCTACAAATGTTACTTTTTTCATTTTGTTTGTTTTTTGTTTAAGAATTAATTTTACCTTTGATAAGTATGTTGTTTTATCGTTTATACTCTAATATACGAATGTTTTTTCACTTTGCCAAATTTATTTTTTATCAAGCTGTTTGGCCAGTTTCATTTCGGCTTCCCAAGTCTTTAGCTCCTGTTTGGTTAGCTGCTCGATACTATGCATCAAGTCTTTGTGGATTCGTTGGACTTCAGAGCTACTACGATGTGCGGACCAGGTGTTGATGTAAGAATTGATTAGCCATAGTAATGCGATAGCCGGCCACTGCCATATGTGCCAGCCATATGCAGCTAACCCAAAAGTACCAATAATACAACCCACTGCTCCAATAGCGTGGAAAATGTTATTCCATTTCATATTTACTTATTTTAATTGTTATACACTAATATACGAAAAATATTTCACTTTGCCAAATTAATTTTCATTGTATATACCATTATGTTCAGCCCAGTTTGTAATGGTATCGTCAATACCGTAGGTAGCATCACTAATGATTTGGTCCTTGTCTACATCAATGGAGTCGATAGTAACTCGTCCACCTGATATAGTAATGTCGAGTGAGTCACTGTCCACAATATCGGATTCGCTCATATCGCCAATGTTAGAATCAATACGTACTTCAATTTTTTCAACTAAGTCACTTATCATATCGGATGTAATTACAGCGATACCGTCCTCGTCAGTTTCTTTAGCCGTTTCGTAGATATCATGCAGTATCATTGCCACCTGCTCAAAGGTATATAGTTTAGCTCCATATGTATTACGGCTGGCGTTGTTAATGTTTTCTAATGCTGATTCAATAGCTTGTTTTACTTTACTCATTTTATTTTTATTTATTGGTTATTGATTACTTTGTATATGTCCAGCCGGTCACAGCTGATTTGTTAGGACCGGTACTCCATTTATCGCCTTTAATACGATAAACGTCTTTCGATGTGGTGCAACTTTGTAGTGCCCAAACGATTAGTATCGCTGTAAGGATTCGTTTCATTAGTTATTCGTTTTAGTTTCGATTTGTATACGTAGTGCGTTTGCTTGCTCTTTCAATTGGTCGTTCCAGCCTTTCACTTTAGCTGCCCTATGTGGCGCATCGGTGTGTACATTGTACCACATATCGTGCTCCAATTCAGCAATAAGTTCATTCAGTTGTTGTAGTTGTTGTTCGTTGCTCATATAGATTGTTTTTGTTTTTTAATTGTTTGTATTCGTCTTACTTCACTTGCTATCCATTCCATTATCTTGTCCGCATGGTAGCTAGATGTCATTTCGTTTAATGTATTCAGTATTGAGTTATACCATTTGACGTGGTCCGTTTCAGCCCAGTCGGACATCACTACCTTAGTCGAATTGTTCCACTCAAGTGCTTTCACTTCTACCAGTTCCATATCCGACTCTTCATCAGTTACTCTGGCTTCAATAATACCGCCGATGGCGTATTCACCAATTTTGAATTGCTTTGTTTTAGTGCTCATATAGTTTGATTAATAGTGTTAAAGAAAAACCCAATGTAGAAACATCGGGTCTAAAATTATAAATGAATAACCAACAACCACGCTTACGCGTCAATATCTTCTGTGTTCTTAACATTCTCACCAACTTCAATAGAGGTGCCATCAAATCCCTTCTCTACAAGCAACTTACCATCGCCGGCCAGTTCGTTCAACTCCTTAGCCGCTTGTAACTCTTTACGTTCACTCTTTGTGGTTGCTCTTTTAACAGCCGTTTCAAATGCTTTGTTCACTACGGTTTCACCTTCAATGTTGGCGATATACTTCAATGCCCAGTCATAACCTACAAAGACTTTAGTTTCAGGCATTTTCTTACCAGTAACTTCCCACAATTCGTACACTGCTTTTTTACCTTCAAGAGTCATTTCACGAGAAATCTTTTCGATGTTATATCCACGTGGTAATTTAGGACCGGTTGCTTTCGGTGTGGCCACCCTAGTCTTTGTTTTAGTTTTAGTAGGCGCCTTAGCGGTTGCCTTCTTTGTTTTAGGTTTAGCCGTTTTAGTTTTAGCTGTTACCTTCGTTGCTTTCTTTGTGGTCTTCACTCCATTGATTGCTTTCTCAAATGCTGGTGAGAATTTCACTTCAACTTCTTTAATCATTTTAGCTTTAGCCATAGTTGTATATTTTAGTTTTAAGTTTATTATTGTTTGTTAGTGTACTAGCCCCAGCGTTGTACAGCGCCGGCTTCATCGAGTAGTTGCTTATCGTTACCTTCGGTCCATATATCGTCAAACATAGATTCAGGCTCTGGACCATTCTCAGCCATATCCAATAGGTTACAACGGTGTTCGAGTTCATCGGCCAGTTGTTCGTATAACTTTCTAGCTACTGGTCTATTTACCATAGCGGTTTCGTTCTTTAATGTGTGTCCAATACAATAGAGTAATTCATTTAGTTCTAATAGTGTGAAATTCATTTTATATAGTTTTAATTAGTGTCCGAAAATGATTGATACCGTCCAAGCCATAGCCCAAACGAATGTTAATACAACGCTGATAATTAGTGTGGCGGTAGTTAGTGTAATGATTTTATCTTTTGTTTTCACTTTGATTTGTTTTAATGATTAAGCGATTTCTTCGTAGATACCAAGTACTTCAGCGATAGCCAGTCCAACGCCGGCACCGATGTAGTTACCATAACATAGGACCACACAGGCTCCGATACGAATGATTGATTTGATTAAACTGATTTGGAAGTGCTTTTTAGCGGTGCTCCCTTTCTCTTGAAATTTCATATTATATAGTTTTAGTTAATTAATTAAATTGATTAGTCTACGTGCGCTTCGTGTAGTGGTATGTACTTCAAACTGGTAGTTACATCACATTCCAATCTTTTGAATGCTTCATCACCAAAGGACTGTGTAAAGATTTTTTCTATAACATCCTTTCTTATCATACCGTCTACCGTAAAGGTATGGTACTTAAAGGAGTCACTTAGGACCTCAGCCAATTCCCTATGGCCGTAGATTGTAAGCCAGTTACATACTTCATTCAAATTCATTCTAACGTCGGCGTAGCCATTGTTGTTGTTATTCATATCTTATAATTTTATTAGTGGGTTGAGTTCAATTCGTAATTAAATTCTTTAAGTAGTTTCACTTCTAATTGGTGTGCTGCAGCCTTACCACGTACAATATCCACAACAAACACATCATATACATCGGTGCCGTACTCACGCATATCGGTATATAGTTTCCAACCTTTGTTTTCTCTACGTGCTCTACTACAATGCTTTTGGAAACGTAATACAGCCGAATAGTTGAAACGTCTACCGATAGCCGCCGTAATACCTAAGTAACTAGCACCTGTAATGGTATTAACTAATTCGTATATCACGTGGTTTCTATCAGTGCGTTTCTTTCTATTTGTTGTTGTAGCCATTGTATTGTATTGTGTTTATATTGTTATTAATTGTGGTGTCCGATTCCATTACCTACCTTTGTAGAAATCGTACATTTGTTCAGCTGTCATAGGGTGATTCGTTGTGTAGTTCTTAACCCAAGCGGTAGCATCTTTTTTAAGTGTGAAATACTTTTGAAACCCACGCGGACCAGATACTTTGTAAACGAAATATGTAGCCGGTTCAAATACGTTATCCGCCAATCTTAATACCCTTCTTACTTTACTGATTTTGAAATTCTTATTCATATTGATTATTTTATAGTTAATTGATTAGTGGTGAAAAATGAAAATTGTGTTACAATTAAGATAACACAATTTCAATAGCCTTAGCCGATAAACCGATAGCTTTCAAATCCTTTTTAGCTTCAGCGATAAAACGCTTTTCAATTCGACCCATCTTCATAGGAAACGAAGCGATAATTTCGTTGATGCGGGTAGATTCTTTTTTCAACACTGCGAAAAACGCCATCGCCTTTTTCATATCACCATTGTGTCTACAAGCTACCTTATGTTTGCGACCCATAAAGTCCGTAAATTCTACTACGGTGTTTGGCTTTACAGCGTTACTCATTTTAGAAGCGGCAAACGTCAAATAAACGGGACGCTCGTTGTTGTTGTGGTTTTTGAAGTTACCGTTAAATTCTCTAGTCATTTTCGTATTCATATTAAGTTTTTTTTGTATGTGAGTGGGTATCTCTCAACCCGATACTCTAAGATACCGCTTTATAGGTTACTGGCCAAATCTGACTAAAAGATTCTTTATTGACAATCAACACGTTACGGGCATCAGGGATCCGGATAATATATAAACCGTTGATACTCAATAAACTTTTTTCCCTATGATAGTCAATTAGTTACGTATTAAACATTTCCGGTATACCTAACATATTGGGCGCCAGCCGGTTGTGCCTCTGGTTAACATAATATAATTTATAGGAAAAATCCTCACTTTCACATATGTAATCGCCTGATAATCAATTAGTTCCCTACTTAACATAATATATTTTATAAGAAAACACTAATGCGTTGGCAATCAACCAGTTACATATTAGAAAAAATCTAAATAATTGGGTGTTGACACGGAGTCATATTAGAAATTTTTTAATATAAACCAGAGCGAAATTAAATAAAATCTAACGAAACGCAGACCAGGCATAGGTTACATGGGATTACGGATTTGCGGAAAGCAGGACCAGTAGGGGTTTGCCGGATGAAGTGAAATTAATTCAGCGCAGTTCGGTTTGCGCAATACATCGGCGCACTCTGCTACTTCGTATAGGGGTAATGGTTATACTAACGGAGTCGCGTGTACGAAAGATTGGAGCAGTGCATGTTTTGGTGGGACTTTGCGTTCTATTTTCACAATCTATTATCTGCCTTTTTGTTTATTGTGTGCTTTGAGTCCGTCATTATTATTTTGACACGGATTTTATTTTTATATACTTACTCCCACATACTCCCACTTTTTACCATTTTTTCCCCTCGTTTATTTATTTTGACATAGGGGTTATTTGACACGGTTAGTTAGGTTAGTGTATGCTACAGGGTTAGTTGGGTGGTGAAAGGGTTGAACATTTGAATTATTCTTTATACTACTTATACTACTACTTACTTATTGAT